AGGCGGTAATGGTGGCTCTGGCATTGTGATTATTCGCTATACAGATACCTTTGCTGACATTACAACCATTGGTGCTGGACTAACCTACACAAAGACAACAACTGGCGGTTATAAGATTTATTCTTTTACTGCTGGCACTGACTCGGTGACTTTCTAATGGCACATTACGCATTTTTAAACCAAAACAATGTTGTCACCGAAGTAATTGTTGGCAAAGACGAAACCGATACTACCCATGATTGGGAACAGTATTACGGGGCAATTCGTGGTCAAGTTTGTAAGCGTACTTCTTACAACGGAAACATTCGCAAAAACTTTGCTGGCGTTGGTTGCACTTATGACGCACAAAGAGATGCGTTTATAGCGGCACAACCATATCCATCATGGACACTAAATGAAGATACTTGCCGTTGGATTCCACCAACTGAAAGACCTACGGATGGAAAAATGTACAAGTGGAATGAATCTACAACATCTTGGGTTGCGGTATAATTACCGTTAATGATTTTACCGGTGCTTATACAAATCTAAGTTATATCTCAGCCAACTCGCTGCGTTCAACCACAGCCAGTTTGTTTTGAACTGCTTCAATATTCACAGTACTCCATAACCCAGGATGCATGGGCCGAGGCCAATGTCCATGGTCAATCCAGGCCCACCCTAGATGCTCATCATTTAACACTGGTGTAAATTCTGTTTCCACAATACAAACCCAGGTATGATATTCAAATATACTGTCTGCTGATGTGAACTTTTCCAATGGCATCATGCGTGTGCATTCGGGGAAACAACCCAGTTCTTCGATACATTCTCGTTCCATGCTGCCCAGCAAGGTTTCGCCGGCTTCTACTTTGCCGCCAGGCAGACCCCATGCACCCGGATGTTTGGCGTCATTTCTCAGGAGATAGAGATAACGGCCAGTCTGATTGCACAGGAACCAAACACCCACTGCTTTTACAGTACCAGGCTCCATGTTCCCCCGGGATAGACCCCTTGATAACTTTTTATCCATTCTGCTCCTGACCATTCATATTGTATACCAGTAGTTATGTTTGTGACATACTGTATGTCAGTTTCTTCAGCGGCCAAAAATGTCACACGCCAACGTCCAGGTGCCACATACTCAACAATGTCGTTGGCTTGGGCTACCAATGGTTGATCGTTGGTGCCCAACCACAATGTGGGATTTAAAGTGTTATCCCAACTGCCCGTGGCTTCGGTCAGCAAATATCTTGTGCCAACCACTGGTGCGGGTAACCCATCACCAGGACCACTTGCCAGCGGATTGATCACAGCATCAATTGGTGCCATGGTGTTTTGTGGTGCAGTATCAGTGTCCACGGTGTATATTACCAAGCGATCATCGTTGGGGTTTACCACAATTGTGCCGATGATAGTGGTACCATTGGGTTGATCCAAGCGTATCTGACTGATCTGCGGCCGTAGCACACCATAAGCACCAATCACAGCAGGCCACAATAATGGACTGTCTGCTACCAGTCCCACAGGATTCAAATTGTTGGGAGCACCGTCTGGCACAGGTGTTGGCTCAAGCAACACTTGTATTTGATTGTCAATCACAATCAGTTTATAACCCCAAGGTGTGACCAAAATTCTTGTGCCCAACAACAAATCATTGTTGGTAATGGCATCTGCGGCATCGCCTTGTGCGTCAAAAATACTGGCAATGATACGTTCTACCACACCCAGTTTCTTGATCTTGGCCGGGCTGGAGATCCAAATTGGCATGCTAAACTTTAGTGTGGCAATGTCAATGGGATTTTCTTGATTTATTGGAATAGTTCTACTGCTCCATGTGCTAGAATCCAAGTACATCACGCTCAAACTGGTCCAATCAATATAGTTGTCTGTGCTTTGTATTTCCAAACTGGGATTGAACAAGGTCAAAATTTGTTCCATGATCTGTAATTTTTGGTTTGTGTTGCTGGTCCATATGTCCAAGTTGATACTGAGTTTGTATGGCACAGGCATCAAGCGTTCAATGGTAAACGCATTGCCTTGAGTGGTCTCGTAACTTTCTGTGGCTGAATCATAGGTGCGTTGACGCACCTGCATTTTATTCACAAAAGTTGGATCTTGAATTCGAGGACGATCATAGTCCAATGCAGAAATATAAAAAGTCATCAAAGGTGTGGATGGCAACATACTGGCAGAGTTTTCTTGTATGATAGTTTGTGCATTACGTGTGGCATCGCCATAGCGAACCGGCACACGTAGTAGTGTGGCATTGTTCACGCCATCGGTTTCATTGCCATACATGATTTGAAATCCAGAAAACACTCTGGTAAATTGCAGTAGGAACCTGCGTATTTGGGCGTCATAAAAAAATTGGGAAACACTCATTGTTTTTTCTCCATGTAAACTCTTTTACCGTCAATGAGTGTCCAAGTTTTTCCTCGGGTGCCATTTAAGATATTCATTCGATCACTTTGTGCTTTCCTCTGCTCTTTGCTATAATGCCAAAGTCCTTTCGTTCCTTTTCTTGGATGGGCTTTTCCCTTCATAGCACCACCATCTCTACGAGTCCAGGTATCAGTACCTTCAGATCGTCTGCGAGCATGAGCCTGTCTTTGAGACTCTTTCATCTTTTCTTTAGACTTTTCGCTGTGAGTTTTATTATTCCCGGCTTCTCTAATATTATACACTTCGGTTATTTTTCTATACTCATCTAACCATTGTTGTTCTTTAAGATTTAATTCATCAAGATTATTTGCTGAATCAATAACTTCCCAAACAAAATTTTCTACCCCGTACAATCTCATGCTATTGTATAGATGATTGTTTTGGCCGTTGCGGGTCCTAGCACAATGATCATACCAACGCATTTTGGGATTTTTTTGTATGGTCTGACCTATGTACATTTTGTTATTGATAGTATTAGTGATTCTGTATATATGCATAAGTTTATTTATGGCTTGCCATAAAAAAATTGTTGCATGTTTATCCTGAAAATGGTGGCGGAGGATTGGGAGGTAAGTCACCGCCTTGATCACCATTGTCTGCTTTGGGACGTAGTGCCTGGCTAAGACTCTGTCTCTGCGGTATAGCACCCATGTCTGTGGTATTGGTAGTGTATGTATTGTTAACAAAACTCGAGCGTAAAGTTTGATTGGCCGGGCCGTTGTCAAGATTGGTGCGTACCTTGTCTTCAATGCGTACCCAAACACGACCATTGTAACGGAACAGTCTATTGGGCTTGTAATCCAATCGCAATGCAAAATCTCCCACAGCCGGCAATTCAGGAAAACTCACACCTGGTGTGACCGGGAATCCATTGGGAGCCAAGCCATCACCAGTCAGGTAACCCACGGTGTACCCATCTGCTCGCGGAGTTAGTCCTTGACCGCCTTGTGTGCCATCTACTGTGGTGGTGCTGTCTGTGGTCAACCCGGCTTGAGCAGGCTGTCCGTTGTCATTGGTGGGTAATACGTAGAAATTCTTGACATCATAGCCAGAGTCAGGAACTTCCACATTGGCCTGAATAAGAATGTCATCATTGATCTGTTGATCCTTGGGTCTGGTACTTTGTATATCACTGATGGTAGGCGGTGTGTACGGTGCCCAGTAAGTGGTATCAGTAATAGGTGTATCATCCGGTACATTTCTAATTGCACGATAATATATGTTGCCTTGATTCACTATGGTACCCAAAGGATAGAAGTTGCCCGGATCCCAGATGTTTTGTTCCACAAATGGTTTGTCTAAAATATCAGCAAACTCTTGTTGATTGTTCAACGGAGTGGCCTTGATACGCCATAGGTGTGGCAACCAGGTTTGAGAGAAACCTTCACTGGCATAGTTGGCGTCTTGTATTTGATAATATCTGGGCAGGGCCAAGGGAATGGCCGCATTCAGCGGATGATAATCTTTTAAGTTTGGTACTTCGATAACATCACCGTTCATGAGTTTGCGACCGAATGTGTCAATCATGTCGTTGTAGTGGAATGTCATGAACAGGGTGTCTGAGTTCAAAAACAAGCCAAACTGGGTAAGATCAAAATCCACATCTTGTGTTCGGTATACACCACGCATGACAAAAATATCTGGAGCATAAATTCTATCGCGATTTTCCAGCAACAGCAAGTCTTGAATATTCAACGGGCTTTGCACATCATAAATGGGTTGCGTGGCATCAAAATTACCACTTAGTGCTGAATCTTCGCCGCCAGTTTGTGGACCCAGGTACTTGTGTACAAAGATGTCGATTCCACCCACGGTGTACATTTCGGAGATTGTGCGGTCCAAAAATTGGTAATCTCGGGTTCGGTTAGGGCGGTAGAGTGACAGGCGAGGCATAGTCAAGTATTTATGGGCGGTTGACCTTTAAATCCCAAAGTGCTATAATTATAATATTACCAATCAAGGAGCCTGGATGAAACCCGTTAAACTGCTAAACCCCCGTAGTTCAGATACCAATGTCATGGGTGGGGAACCTGCATGGCGAGCACAGCCCACAGACAATCGCATCAGTGCCCTAAGCAAAGCATTCAGTTGGTACAATTACTTTTACGGCAAAAAAGATGCTCGCGACATGATTGTGAACTATTTGGAGTCACAGGACCGTAAAGCAGATGTGCGTACACTAAAAAGTATTCCGGATTCATCTATACGCTTGACCACAGGTTGGCTGTGTCGCATGAAGATGGTAGGCTTACAGTTGGATGATCACGAAGAAATCAAACTGGATGTTCTGTTAAAAGAAATCCTGGCCAGCAAACAAACAGTTGAGGCAGAAGCAGATGTAGCAGTAGAAGGTCCTACCAAGCCCAACATACAAGATCGCTTGAGAGAAAAAGTCGGCGAGTGTGCGGCTGAACTTGATGCCATGTTTGACGAGTTCATGTTGGCCGGTTCTAAAATGTCAGCAGACTACAAGCCAATCATGGTTATCCGTGGTATGAATGTGGTACCGCAAATGATCAGCGAAATATCCAATCGTTGGAAACGCAAATTGGCAGAATTTGAAGAAGCAGTGGAAGGCCGGGATCCAATGCTGGTGGAAGCATATTCTTACTTGACCAAGATCCAATTGCGTAACTGTGTAAAGTTTTGCGAAGCAGTGATCAACGACTGTGGTGCTTATGTACAGATCAAGAAAGTG